TTGTCAGTTGATATTACGAAATATGTGCAGCGACAGCCGAGCGGTATCTATCGTTATTATAGGCGCGTACCGATTGAAGTGTCGAATCACGACAAACGAACCTTTGTAAAAATCAGCCTCAAGACCAAGAATCATAAAGAAGCGCTTGAAAAGGCTCAGGGCGTTCATGACGCAATTGAGCGTCTTTGGGCCGCAATGTCATCTGGAAATGATAATCGCCCAGAATGGGAGCGCTATGAGGCTGCAGTACGAACTTCACAGTCGCTGGGCTTTGCGTACAAACCTGCGGCGGAAATTGCATCTGGTTCGTTTGAGGATCTCTTCGGAAGGACGAAACACGCGGTAGAAGTGCTGGAGACACAGCCATCTGCGGCGAAGGCAATTGTTGGTTTGGTTGATTTTCCCAACCCTCGAATCTCAAACGTCTGGCAGATGTATGAGAAATTCAACCAGGCAGGACTAGCAGGGCTATCCGAAGGCCAGCTGTCAAAACACAAGGTATCCCGAGAACGCGCAATTAAATACGCCAGCGACCTTCTTAATGATATTCGATTAAGCGAAGTGACACGTGCTGATGTGCTTCGATATCGCCAATGGTGGACAGATAAAATCGCGTCCGAGAAACTTAAAGCGTACAGCGCAAACCGAAGCTTTAGCGACATAAAAGGCATGCTGTCTGTTATCGACGACGCTCTCCAGACCAACTACCGCGCACCATGGGCGGGGATTCGTCTGAAAGAAACAAACGCTACAAAATTGGATAAACGACCACCGTTCTCGGTCGATTGGGTCCAGCAACGATTGCTGCATCCAGGTGCACTCGATGACGTCAATGTCGACGCGCGTCTCATTATATATACGATGATAGAAACGGGCATGCGGCTGGGTGAGGTTTGTAATCTGCGACCTGAAGATATCCGTCTGAATGACGAAGTTCCCCATGTTGAGGTCGCTGAACGCGAAGACAGGCGACAAAAGACCGATTACTCGGTGCGTCGTATTCCGTTGGTAGGTGTTGCGCTGTGGGCAATGAAGCAAGCTCCGGGTGGGTTTGCTCGTTACGCAGACAAGTCAGATTCAGCGTCAGCCGCTATCAATAAATATCTGAGGTCGAAGCAGCTATTCCCATCAGATAAACACACAATCTATTCCTTGCGACATACGTTCCAGGATCGGATTGAGAACGTGGGCGCATCAGATCGTATGCAAGCCGATTTGATGGGGCATGAATTTGGTCGGCCTAAATACGGAGATGGCGCCGAGATGAAGCGGCGCCAAGATCTGCTGGATTCCATTAAATTAAAATGGGAAGGCTAGGCCGCGCGAAGTATTGCCTGAGCTCGAGCCAGAGCGCTGCCTCGACTTTTAGCGGCGGTAAGCTCAGCTTCCGCGCGCTCAAATAAAGGAATGGCCGCATCTCCGAATTTTACAACAAGCTTAGCTGTGTTCCGAACGCACTCTTCGTATTCGGCCATGGTGAAGGTACGGCTCAAGCTTGGTACCGAGTGGATCTAATCTGAATGAGGTCGAATTTAATCCCCAATGGATGGAACATTCGATTCCTTTCCACGTTATTGCGGCAAATTCTCCTTCTAAGGATATGGAAATGTGGCCCGTAAACAGGACGATTCATAATTTTTACTACCTCTCGGAACAGTCGAGCGGTCTTTGGTCTGTAAAGGAAACTGTCAGTCAGAATCCTGTTTCTCTCAATGGGCAGCTTTGTTGCTCGCTGAAGAAACGCGATGCTGAAGAACTGATTGAGTATCTGAATGGTTTGGATGCATCGCTAGCAGCATAAGCCATCACTCACCATACTTACGGCCTGCTCACTGACCAACATAACGCACCTCACCACCAACGACGACGGCCCGACCTGTTGCCGCCAGACGGCGAGCAACGGGCAGGGGAATCCCAAGGCTTCCAACAGAAGCCCGGCCTATGCGCTGCGGGCCTAGCCGCAACGCGTTGAGATAAGCAGCGTCAATGTTATTTCCTCTGGCGTCCATCACGCCGCCCTCCGCTTGAAAGGACGGCGATTGTCGTTGGCCGGGCGCGCCCGGCGCATACGGATCTTCTCGCCCGTTTTGCGCGATACATCATATGCAATGTCTTTGATTGTTGCGGCCGTCGCCGGGTCGCTCACGCGGTACCAACGGGCAATTGAAAGGATTGCCGCTGCTGTGGTGCCCTGAGCAATGAACTCGTCGGCGGTAAAGAGGTGTGTATGTCTGTTCGACATGAATAAATGCTCCTCGTGTGGTTTTGGTAAGCGTGACGACCCGTGGCGTGAAAACGCGAGGATCGTCGATTTTTGGGAAATCCTGGGGTGCTACGCCCCATCGCTATCTTTCGCGGTAAATCACGTAACACCCAATCCCACCGCGCCCACGACAACGCAAAACCCTATCACCGCCGTCATCTCAACGGCTTCGCGCGCTGCGTAGCGAATCCATGGCATTGGTCGGGCGTGTTTCTTTGCGCGGTGGTCGGGACGGCGCATTGGCTCGTCACTGCCTGCACGAGCGACCTCGGTCTGCGTGTCCGGTTCCATGTCGGCGAGCATTTCCAAAAGGGCGCGGTTCATGCTGCGCTCCTTTCCTGCTGCACGTTGTCGTTAGCGACTGGCGCAAGGCGATAGTATCCGTTCGGCTCAACGCCGCGCATGCGCTTTGGAATGGTCCATCCAAAGGTGGGCAGAGTCTTACGGATATAGCAGACCTGCGTACGCACTGTTTGATGCGCGTTTTCTGGGCCGCCGTTCGGATCGAAAGCATAGACATTATCAACGAGGTCGTTGATGTGCATTCGGCGCGGATGAACTGACGTCAGTGCGTCAATAATATCCCGCTGGCCTTTCGAGAGGGGTGCATCTTGAAGGTCGATCGCTGGATTGGCCATTATGCGGCCTCCTGCTCAACGCAGGCACCGGCATCGCGGAGTTCGGCAAAGAGTAAGTCTTGATTGCTCGTAGCAATCGCACCACTTGTCTGGAAGACTTCGAACGTTTCGCCGGCACAGAGCTTAGCCAAGCGTGTCGCTTCGGTAAGCGCTTGCTCAAAGGAGCCATGTTCAAAAGGGAGGTTGGTGCGAATGGCAACTCGCCCTGTTTGTTTGCCGCGGCGGAATACAAAGAATCCGCCGCCGATTACTTCATTAGGCCGGGCGTTAGGTCTTCTTCTCGGTGCTGTTGTGCTGGTCATGGTTTCTACTCCTCATGCAGTGGTTGGTAACTGGTTCAGCAGATCGAGCTGGTGAGGCTGTCTTCGTGCTGTTGAAACAACATATACGATAAACGTATCAGCACGTCAAGAAATAAATACGAAATGCGTATATGACACAAATATACGATTATGCGATAAGACACTTATGGAAACGAATATAATAAAATGGTTCGCTGAAGCGCTTGAGGCTTGCGGGTTGACGCAGGAACAAGTCGCAAAAGAGCTCGGATTGAACCGACAGCCTGCGATCAGTGAGATTCTTAAAGGCAAGCGTCAGCTCAAGGCCAATGAAATGGTTATAATGAGTAAGCTTAGCGGAATGCCGCTGCCTGACCGTAGCACAAAGATTCCTGTGTTGGGTTACGTTGGTGCGGGGGCCGAAGTTTATCCGATCGACGATGGTGACCCCTTATATGAAGTCACGATAAGCAGTGCTTTGCCTAAAGACACCGTAGGGGCTATTGTTCGTGGCAATAGCATGTTCCCTGTATTTGAGGATGGCGACCTTGTGGCCTATTCTGGAATGGAAATGTTGCCCGAGGATGCGCTAGGTAAAACATGCATGGTTGAGCTGCAAGATGGGCGTGTGCTCATTAAGACCGTCCGACGGGGTGCGGTGCCTGGCCTTTATACACTGACAAGCACAAATGCTCCGGATATCGAAGATGTTGAAATTGCGTGGGCTCGTAAGTTTGTAATGCGGATGCCTAGGGAGTTTTGGCGATCTCTCTAATACGAATATCGTTTGAGTTCTTAAGGTCGCGTTAGCGGCCTTTTTTCTTACTTCGTTTATAAATACGAAAAACGTATTTAATGTCGTTGACAGAAATACGAATCGCGTATATATTCAAATCATCAACCGACACAGAAGATGCCGGGACAACAAAACAGGCAACAAAATATCAGTGCGTGAAATACCAAACAGCGACGTGAACATCCTTCCAAGGATAACCGCCCTTAACAGATAGCCAGCTTTTAGAGGAGAGACGTAATGACAAATTCAGCCATCAGAAGCGACGACGTTTCGACAAAACCGCCGTAGGAATCACAGGGACACTGCTGACCTTAATAGGGTCAGCGGTGCTTTCGCTGTTTCGACTTCGAAAGCATAAAAAGGCGGAGTTTAAGAGCCGGCACCACCCGCTGCTCGCTCCGCCTCGTAATCCCAGCACTTACACGAGGAGGGCTTGCGCCACTTCTACACGCTGGTTTCCTTCGCAGGTACCACCCCGCGCGACATGACAGATGGCTGCCAGTTGGCCAATTGTCAATACCAACCAATACGAGGAGCTATGAAACAAAACCAACAAATACGAGGTAGACCGGCCTTGCAGGCTGAAGCACGAGCGCACCGCTCGCAGAATAAACCCATGAGCAAAATTGCATCCATTATGGGGCTAACCAAGGGCCACGTCTGGTCCTTGCTAACCGAACGTGCACCACAATCCAAGCCGCCAGAAGCAAGTGCAAATGTCGTTGTTAAGCGTCGCACGCATCGCGGCTCTTGCTCAACTATGTGTCGCGATGTCTTTATCGCGATGCCACGTATTACAGTTCTGGACGGCATTTATGCACCCGACGGTGCGGCCACAGTCCACTAGCCTTAAAGGCACGACGGCGGTGCTGCTATGCACCAGCCACAGATCAACCTCCTGACAGGAGGCATTATGAAATCCCAAAACTTCCGTGAGCCACACAAGGCGCACCAAACAAAATTCACGCGGACTGGCGAGCGGGACACGACGAACCGCAAACCTTATCGAACATCCGCGCAGAAGCTGCATGCCCGCGACACTGCCGTCCTTAAAGACGGCCGGTATGTGTCAAACGCTCCTGTGTCTTTCAGTAGAACGAAGCGGGGTGCAGCGTGACTTGCGATTGCGGTGACTGCTGGGATCTGCCCGGCTCCATTGTGACTCACAAGCTGACAGGCTGGAATGGCATCATCATTGGCGACCGTGACGGGTGTACGTTCCTCACGGTGCGGTTCTGGATACCAGGTACTGGCCTTGGAACGATCGAGGTTTCGCGCTTTGAAGTCGAACCACCTGCCAATGATGGCGACGGTGGTGGAGGGGCTGAGGTCGGAACAGAAGAAGACAATGTCATTCCGGTCGATTTCACCAAGAAAGTGAAACTGACCAAATCAACAAAGACGAGGGGAGTAGCGTGATGGGTAACCTTAAAGTTGGAGATAAAGTCAGAAGCCTGGTGACGCAGATCGACGTTCGCGCCGGCGAACTGTACGAAGTCGGCAGAATTGACGCTGACGGCGACGTTTGGGTCATCGATGATGTGGGCGACAACTGGTACTTGACGTCAAACGAGTTTGAAATTCTGCCTGTTGAGGAGACATTGGCAGATAAGCCAGCTTTCAAGGTTGGCGATCGGGTGCGGGCTACTGACAAATCTGGTGGCCTAATTGTCGGTGAAACTTATACCGTTTCAAGTTATGCGAGCTCAACAGCTATTGGGCGGTGGGTCAATCTAGAAGGGCGTCGCTCAAATTATTCTAACGACGGCTCGTTTCTGGAATCTTCATTTGAGCCAGCGCTCAAAATCGAAGCAGGCAAATACTATCGCACGCGTGACGGCCGTAAGGTTGGGCCTATAGAAGCGTGGCGTTTCGGCGGCTGGCATTCTGATCGTGCGGAGCATCCGCTGAATGGGGGCGTCTGGCTTGATGATGGAACAGCGAAATACGCTGGAGCCAAAGATAGTCCTGACCTCATCGCCGAATGGGTCGACGAGCCTGTCAAGGCGGCTGCGCCCGGCGCACAACCCGCCATCGTAGCGCTGATCGAAAACGGCCAACCAAAGCCGTCGGTGACGCCGTTCGTTCATGCAAATGAAACGTTGGCCGCAAAGGAAGCAACGCGTCTTGCCGGTATCCATAAGGGTCCGGAGTTCGGCGTGTACGTGCTGATGCAGAAGGTGAGTGAGCCTGCACCATCCTATAAGCACGAATGGCAACGGTTCGCTGCTAAGGGCGAGAAGATTTCAGCGATCAAAGAGCTGCGAACTGTAACTGGTCTCGGATTGAGGGCGGCAAAGGATGCCGTCGAACACTGGATCGCTCACGACGAGCCGTACTCGCGCATCGCCGCCTAACCAGCAAATCCCACAGATAAACCAACCAGCCCCGCTGTAATCGCGGCGGGGAATGAGGAGGTATTATGCTCAGATTTCATAAGGACGGTGCCGAATGACGGCGCCCTTCAAAGACTACGTCGTCGAAGACGACCGCATCTTGTCCAGCGAAACTACGCTGGGCCTTGGCGATCGCTTCGTCATGGGTCTCGCAGTCGTCGCAGCTTTAGCGCTGGCCATCAGCTTTTACTCATGGGTGCTGTTGTGAACGCTGTCACGCCAGCCGGTAATGGCACCGGGAAGATTGCACGTTCGCTCGGTCTGACTGGTTTTACGCTTGGGCTCTTGCTGATCGTGGCAGGCTTCATTTTCTGGAACGCAGTGCTGCCGTTCTATGGCCTGCTTTATTTGTGGGGTGGCCAATGACCTATCCACGGTTTCCCACGCTGGCCACGTCGGCGCCAGTGTGGCTGATCGGCTCGCTCATCCTGCTTGCCATGATGGTCGTCATTCAACTTACCCACACCACCATCGACCAAAACCACACGAGGAGTTATTTATGGCTATAAGCCTATCAAGCCTCAAATCGACGAAGAGAAACGACCCGCCTGTCATGCTTCTGTATGGCGTTGACGGCATCGGCAAGACCAGCCTTGCCGCTGAGTTCCCCGATCCGATCTATCTGGCCACAGAAGGCGAGCGCCCGCCGTCTGATATCGAAATGGCAACGCCCGGCACGATCGAAAGCTTCGACGACTTGCTCAACATTATCAGCGAACTGCTGACCATTGAGCACGATCGGCGTACCGTGATTGTCGACAGCGCGGACGGCTTAGAACCGCTTGTCTGGGCTGCAACATGCGCCCGCCTCGGCATCAACAGCATTGAGGAGGCTGGGTTCGGAAAAGGTTATGTGGAAGCTGACACCGAATGGAATGAGCTCATGTCGGCCCTGTCGGCGCTCGCTCAAGCTGGCATTTATGTGGTCATCCTTGCCCATCCCGAGATTGTGCGCTTCGACAGCCCCACAACCGACCCGTATTCCAGATACCAGCCTAAGTTGCATAAAAGGGCAAATGCACTTGTGCGTGAGAAGTCTGACGTTGTGGCGTTCATGAACTACCGAGTTTCCATCAAGGAAAAGGAAGTCGCGCGCCAGACAAAGGTCGCTCATGCAGAGGGCGGCAAAGAGCGCCAGATCCATCTGAATGAAGGTGCGGGCTTCAACGCCAAGAATCGGTATTCGATGCCCGACGCCGTTCCTTACCGCAAAGGGCAGGGCTTCACCGAATTGGCCAAGTACTGGCCGGTCACAGAGCAGGAGGCTGCTTGATGGAAAAAGCACTAGCAGGACTGGTTACGGTTGCCGCCATCCTTTTCTTTGCACCGCTGATCGGCGTTCTCTTTGGCGCGTTTTCGGGATGGGTCGTCGGCTTCTTCTTCACTGAAACTGTGCAGGCATTCCTAACTGCTTTAGGCATCAATGCTGGCCACATGTCACTTTGGCAGATCGGCGCTGCGCTTGGCTTCATCGGTGGGTTCCTTCGACCTACCGTGTTTCGCGCAAAATCTTAGTTGTTGTCTTCTAGAGACGGTCTTCCGCGCACGCGTGCGGAGGCTAAGAGTAAGGGAGCCAAGCGCTACTTTACCGGAGATCCGTGCAAGCACGGGCATGTTGCACCTCGGTTCACTAGCAGCCGACGCTGCGTAACGTGCGCTGCGGATCGAAATAGGGAATGGGCCGCCGAAAATGAAGGCCACGTGAAGGAATATCGTCAGAAGGCATATGCAGAAAACAAGGATGAAATTCTATCCAACTGGTGTGCATGGTATGCCGAAAATCACGAGCGTGAACTAGAAAAAAAGCGCATTCGGTACGCGGAAAACCGCGAAAAGAACCTAGAATATGCTCGTGAATATCGATCCTCAAATCCAGAAAAAGTTCGGGCAGCAAGTGACAAATGGAAAGCTGAAAACCCTGATAAGGTGAAAAAAGCATGGGATGATTGGTACTCTGAAAATGGCAAGGCCCGTGACGCCAAACACCGATCGACGCCTAGAGGCAAGTTAGACGATCTGATGTCGTCGGCCATTTACAGCGCAATTAAAAAGCGCAAGGCCGGGCGTAGTTGGTCCGATCTAGTTGGGTATAGTGTTGACGATCTTATGGATCACCTCGAACGCCAATTCCAGCCGGGTATGACATGGGAGAACCACGGGCAATATGGATGGCATATCGATCATGTCATCCCCCGATCGGCGTTCAACTACGAAGAGCCAGAAGACATAGATTTCAAGCGCTGTTGGGCGCTGGACAATATGCAGCCTTTATGGTGGCGCGATAACCTATCGAAAGGCGCAAAACTCACCGCGCCTTTTCAACCATCGTTAGCGATGACAGTTAACGACAACCAACCACCACTCACAACGCGAGGAGCCTGATATGGCCCAATTAGGAACTAAATTCGACGCGACATCTGTCGATACCGCACCACAAGATTTTTCAACTCTACCTTTAGGTGTTTATCGCCTTGAAGTCACGGCATCGGAAGTCGCGGCAACTAAGGCGGGGACGGGAACAATCCTCAAATTAACGTATGACGTCGTTGAGCCCGAGCCACATGTTGGGCGTAAGATTTTTGCGAACATCAATATCCAGAACGCCAATCCAACCGCTCAAGAGATTGGCCAAAGGGAACTTGGGAGCCTTTGCCGGGCTATCGGCATTTCAGAGTTGGAAGACAGCGAGGAGCTTCACTTCGTCGCTTTTACTGCGAAAGTTGGTCTTGAAAAACCACAAGACGGGTATGCGCAACGTAATAAAATCGTCAGATTCTATTATCCCGACGAGAACAACGTGCCTGAGCCGAGCATTGACGCTCAGCAACCTGCGGCGGCAGCACAGCGACCGGCCAATGACAACCGTCCTGCGGCGGCTAACAACAACAAGCCAGCGCAGCCTGCAAAAGCTGCGGGCAGCCGTCCTTGGTCTAATTAAGGCCTAACCAAGGCGCGGTCACCAGCCGCGCCTAACACCACCAACACGAGGAGAAACCCATGCGGGTAACGCTTGATCGAGCGCAGCTTGCGCACGCCTTGTCGACAGTGACAAAGGCTGTTGAGGCAAGAACGACAATCCCAATTCTTGGCAACGTGCTCTTGTCCGCGGACAAAGGACAGGTGAGCATCACCGGCACCAATCTTGATCTGCAAATCAGCACCAGCTTGCCGGTTCTTGATAGTCAGGGCGGCACAGTCACGGTTGCGGGTAAGCTGCTTCTGGATATTGCCAAGAAGGCAACCGGCGACGTTAACTTGGAAGCCGACGGCAATCATCTGGTCGTTAAATCTGGCAAGAGCCGTTTCAAGCTGGACACGCTGCCAGCTGCTGACTTCCCGTCCTTCAATCACGGAAGCTTCGACACCACGATCGAAGTGGATCTCGCTGCTCTTGTGCAGGAAGTCCAGTTTGCTGTCAGCACCGAAGAAACCCGATATTACCTGAACGGCGTCTTTCTGGAATCAGAGGACGGCCATATCGTAGCCACGGCAACAGATGGCCATCGTTTAGCATCGACACGTATTGAGCAGGACGCCACGTTTGCATCGGTCATTCTGCCTAACAAGCTGCTGTCCTTGCTGCCCACCGGCGTCATGTCAGTTTCGTTGTCGTCAAACAAGGTAATGGTCGAGAGCGGTTCTACTGTCATCGTGTCGAAGCTAGTCGACGGCACATATCCGGATTACGAGCGCGTTATTCCAAAGCCCTCGGAGCGTGTCGCTACTCTGTCGGCTAAAGCACTGCGCGAAGCTGTCGGACGAACATCAGTTATCGCCAGTGAGCGTGGTAAAGCCGTTCGGTTCTCATTTGCTTCTGATGCTCTCACTCTGAACGTCGCTAATCCAGATCGCGGCGACGCAACTGAGGAAATGGAGGTCAACTTCAGTAGCGAGCCTCTGACGATCGGTTTCAATGGCCAGTATGTCACGGAACTCATGGCGGCGTTTGGTGCGGATGATATCACAATGTCGATGGTGGACTCCGGTTCGCCTGCGCTGATCACGTCGGCGAGCAGGCCGGGGTACAGGTGCGTAATTATGCCGATGCGCGTGTAGGTGTGGTGATGAAAAGCACCTTTGCGATATTCAAGCAGGTCACTCCTGATGCAGACAGGCCATTTCGCGTCATTGAAACATACGTGACCTCGGAGGGAATGCGTTCGCGCATTTGCTCCGGCGCGTTCTCTTCGCTGGAAGTTGCGCAGTATCAAGTTTCACAGTTAGAGGCAGGGAATTTCTAGTGGCGCCACTCCCCAAACCACAATCGACAACCGTCGGCGCGATTTATGCTGCTTACGAGGCCCAGGCAAAATCCTGGGACTCGTGGGGCATCAGCGTGGGTGAGGCTGGCACCGAATGCGACAGGGCGCTTTGGTATGCGTTCCGATGGGCATCATCCCATGAAGTCCATAGCGGCCGCCAGCTGCGCTTGTTTGAAACTGGTAACATTGAAGAAGACCGGCTTGTCGCTGATCTCGAACGCATCGGCGTCGACGTGTACGGGCAGCAAGACAAAATCCGGCTTGTGTCGGGTTTCGTACGCGGCAAGTGTGACGGGAAGGCAATGAATGTGCCGGAGGCGTCTAAGACAGAGCACCTGCTAGAGTTTAAATCAAGCAATGCCAAGGGCTTCGCACTGATTGTTAAGGATGGATGCCAGAAAGCAAAGCCACTTCATTATGCGCAGTGCCAGCTTGGAATGCATGCCTTCGGTTTGAGCCGCTGCCTTTATCTCGTCTCAAGCAAAGACAGCGACAGCCTTTATTCTGAACGCATCGAATACGATCTCGAATTCTGCCTGCGACTGGTAGCGCGCTGCGAACGCATCGTGTTTTCGGACACGCCGCCGAGCAGAATTAGCGAAAACCCGGAGTTCTTTGGATGCATGTTTTGCAAGCACAAAGCCGTCTGCCATCACGATGCGCAGCCGCGCGTGAACTGCCGAACTTGCCTTCATGCTCAGCCTGACAGTGGCGGCGATTGTCACATCTCATGCGCGAGGTGGGCAAAGCCTTTGTCGATCGACGTGTTGATTGTCGCTGAGAAGTGA